ACATCGTTTTCTCTTGTGCTTCGGGCGAGTTCCTTGCAGGACAAACTCTAAACACTGATGTTAGCAACCTTGCTAATCTCAATCCAGGCCGTAGGGTATTGGGTACTGACCTTACTCAAACAGTTGCAACATTCGGTGGTGCTATCATAACAATTGCGGCAACGCATAACACCTTTACAATTGCGTCAACTGCAACCAATAACCAAACCAATATAGGTGCTGAAATAGCATTTTATTGTGATACAAAAGGATATTGGAGACTTATGTGGCAGGGTTCCGAATTAGGCTCCGGCGCGCTAAATGCGACATTTGCAGCATCTACTGTATAATGGTTAATTCTTAAATCTCAACGATTTATAATCATGACCCCCACCTTTTACGAGGTGGGGGTTTCTTTTATCTAAAGGTAAAACTACTTATATTATAGGAGTCCGCATGAATGGCCAGAACCACACAGTTAACACCCGCAAGCACAATAAGTGCGATTAGATTACCAGCCACTGGAACAGTGGGAAGTGTTTCCGGTTCTTTGGCTTTTGGAATGTACTTACATGCCTCCAGGGCTGATGAAGTTTCTGAGACAACAGATAAAGACTTTCTCCGAGGTGCATGCGACCAAGTTAGTTATACATATAAAAAATTAGGCGGCGATGTATTAGACCTTGAGATAACTGAAGGCCAAGTGTATACAGCATACGAAGACGCTTGTCTAGAATATTCTTATATTGTCAATATCCACCAGTCCAAAAATGCACTGTCATCGATGCTTGGTGGCACAACAGGTAGCTTTGATCAAGACGGCCGTATAAGGTCAGGAAGCATCCACCTGAACTCAGGCCGCGATCTGACTGGTTCAAATGTCGCTCTTAAATTTCCTAATTTAGAGTTCGGTTACGCCAGAAGAATTGGAGATGCATTCTCAACAGAGGCCTCCGTTGGAGGATATGAAACGGTTTACTCTGCGTCAATAACTACAGTTAACAGGCAGCAAGACTATGATCTGCAAACTATTGTTGCAACCAACGCATCCTCTGATGAAACCGTTCCTTATTATGGAAAAGTTGGGAATAGCAAAATTTTAATTAAAAAAGTATTTTATAAAACCCCCTCCGCTATGTGGAGATTTTATGGTTATTATGGTGGTTTAAACACCGTAGGAAACTTACAAAATTATGGACAATTTGCAGATGATTCTCAGTTTCAGATAGTTCCAGTATGGCAAAACAAACTTCAGTCTTTAGCCTTTGAGGATGCGATTTATACAAGAAATTCTCATTATTCTTATGAACTTAGAAACAATAAATTAAGAATATATCCGCAAACAACACAAGTTAGTCCATCAAAAATCTGGTTTGAATTTAGTATTAGAAACGCTAACGATGCTTGGGACGAAGACGAGGATAGAAAGACCAATGTCGCCGGCATCAACAACATGAACACTCTACCTTTTGAAAATATACCCTATAAAAATATAAATTCAATAGGTAAACAATGGATTAGAAGATATGCCCTAGCAGTCTGTAAAGAGATGTTGGGTCAAGTGAGAAGTAAATTTGCATCTATTCCAATTCCAGGCGAGGCAATAACTTTAAATGGTGCAGATTTAATTTCTCAAGGCAAAGAAGAACAAATGGCCCTCAGGGATGAGTTAAAAACAGTCCTTGATGAATTAACTTATGCAAGGTTGGCAGAACAAGAAGCCGCTATGTCGGATGCGGCATTAAAAGTACAAGAAAAAATACCATTAACTATATTTGTCGGATAAGGGAGGATACGAGATGCCAAAATGGTCACAACCAAATCAACCACCTCCTCCGTTATTCGCTGGCAAAAAAGAACGCGACCTGGTTAAGCAGGTTAATGATGAATTAATCGAACAAGTAATAGGGCAACAAATTTTATATTACCCTATTAGCCTAGAGCACACAAATTTTCATGATCTTTATGGAGAAGCGATAAACAAGACGTTTTTGCCACCAATCAGAGTTTATGCCTTGGTTGAATTTGCAGGACTTCAAACTTCCTTTATGAACAATGTCGGCATAGATAAAGATTCCAACATCACAGTCCATTTTCATAAAAGAAGATTGACAGAAGATCAAGACTTATTTGTTCGTGTGGGTGATTTCTTGTCTTATGGAGATATATATTATGAACTTGTTTCATTGTCAGAACCAAAACAACTTTTTGGCCAAATTGACCACAAGTTTCAGATCACTGCGACTTGCATAAAAGCACGCGAGGGACTTTTCGATGCCAGATGATAAAAACAAAAATCCTCGTTATGACGCTATGATAACTTCTAATGTAATAGAAGAAATTTTTGTGCAGCCGTCAACAATAGAAAACATAGACAGGGCAATGTTTGAGTTTATAGACGAAGAAATGAATATATTTTGTGAAACCAACAGTGGGTTTAAAAAAACACCAGTTAATTGGCTAGCAACTGAAAGAGCTTATCAAATTAAAAACAATAAAGATCTGAGAGACGAAAACGGAGTACTAATACTTCCATTAATTACAATTGAAAGAACTTCCATTAGTAAAAACCCCGCCAACAAGGGGATTTTTCAAGCCCACATGCCTCCTTTCCTTGATAAGAAAGGCGCATCAATTACAATTGGTAAAGTAGTCAATCAAGAAAAAACTTCAAACTTTGCCAACAAAGATGCTTTTAGATTAATGGGGCAAAAAAACTTCCCAAGACAAAATAATAAAGTTGTTTATAAAAATGTATCAATACCAATGCCGGTTTATGTAGAAATGATGTATCAAATAACATTGAGATCAGAATATCAACAACAAATGAATCAAATACTCATGCCTTTCATAACCCAGACTGGAGCAATCAACCAGTTTCTTCTCCAAAGAGACGGACACAAATATGAAGGATTCTTTCAAGATAGTTTTTCTCCAAACACCAATGCAGCCTCGCTTGGCAACGAAGAGAAATCATATGAGACGAATATTCAAGTAAGAGTTTTAGGTTATTTGATTGGAAAAGACAAGAACCAGGAACAACCAAAAATAGTTATTAGAGAAAACGCCGTTGAAGCCAAAATGCCTCGCGAACGCGTAATTACCGGAGACGAACCAGAACATATTGATAAGAGAGGATTTTATACAGAATAGTTTTGGAGTTTCACGGTTTCTCTTACTATTTATTTAAGAATTGTTTAGATTTAAACACTAAAGGAGACAGAGCAGCATGGCTGAAAAAAAGTTTAAGTTTGTTTCACCCGGAATCTTTCTAGAAGAGATTGATAACTCCCAGCTTCCAGGAACTGGCAACCCCCCAGGGCCGGTGATTATTGGTAGAACAGAAAAAGGTCCCGGAATGATTCCGGTCACAGTAAATTCATTTTCCGAGTACGTAGAATTGTTTGGAGAGCCCATGCCGGGAGGTCGGGCAGGTGATATTTTTAGAGAAGGTAATTATTCCTCTCCAACATATGCTGGGTACGCAGCCCAGGCATGGCTCAAGAACCAATCACCAGTAACCATCCTAAGACTAAATGGTCAGCACTCTTCCAATAGAACTTCCGGCGACGGCATCCAAAACGCCGGCTGGGATGCAGGAAACGTCGGCACTGCCACCGAGGGCTCCGCAGGTGGAGCCTATGGTCTATTTCTAATGAACTCTCAGTCCAATGGTACCCAAACTTGGAATCTTGGAGCGGTTTTCTATGCAATGAACGCTGGTAGTTTGGTTGCTCTTACTGGTACAATTGAACGTGGCACTTTGTATGACGCACCTAACCCAACCACGGCATCTATGGCTGTTTCGATTGCAACCTCCTCTGCTAACAAAAGCGCAGAGTTTACAGCACTCATCGGTACTAAAACCACCATACGAACTGGCACGGCCGAAAAGGTTGTTTTCAACTTTGATGAGAACTCCGACAATTATATCAGAAAAGTATTTAATACTAACCCAATTGTAACAAACAGTGATGTTGTTAGTAATTCCGGCACTGCGTATAAAAATTACTTTCTAGGAGAAAGCTTTGAACGCAGTTTGCTGGCAGACGAATATCAAGGCCAGAGACGCTCGGGCCTCTCTGGCTTAAATGATGTTACACACGGCGTAATTCTGGGGCTTTCTTCTCAGGGCGCCTCTGCAATCGAGTGGGGCGATCACCAACGTTCAGCCACCAAGGCACGATCTGGGTGGTTTATTAGCCAGGACATCGGCTCCCCCGCAAACTATAAACCAGCCGACCAACAAAAGCTTTTCAGGCTCGTCGCTAGAGAACACGGTGAATGGACTCAGAGAAATCTTAAAATCTCCATTCAGGATATTAAACCATCGTCTAACAAATCTGACGCCTTTGGAACTTTCACTGTTGCAATTAGAAAAATTGACGATACCGACAAGGCAACCCGTTTTGTCGAAAAATTCACCAACTGTTCTTTGAATCCTAATTCTGAAAATTATGTGGCCAGAAAGATTGGCGACAAATATCAAATTTGGGATGAGACTGAAAGAAGATATCGCCACTATGGTGATTATGATAATATTTCTAGATATGCCTATGTCGAGATGAACACAGAGGTTGCCGCCGGCGCCACCGCAGCAGAGCTGCTTCCATTTGGTTTCTTCGGCGCCCCAAAAGTTAAAGACGTCAGTTCAATCACCAATGTAACCGAACTTGATGCTTTGGGTCACGCTTCCTTTATTAAGGCCGACGGCGAAATCCCCTTGGATATCGATGGCTTAAATTGCCGCGAACCGCAATATCCGCCATGGTCGACGTCATCTTACATGTTCCCAATTCTCCCCCTGAAACACGACGGCCGCCAAAACCGTATGGATAAACAGAGCAATCAGTATTGGGGTGTCGACTTAGGGAAGTCTGGCTCTGCTAAATTAGATAAGAGCGCTTTTGACATATTGCGTCCACTTCCTGGAACCCTGGATTCCGACGATGATACCACAAGCACTGAATTTTCTTATATATTTTCGCTTGATGATATCGCAGACCGTAATAACAGCGGTTTAATTTCATATATTTCGGGATCTAGAGCATCTCACTCAAGTGAAAAGGCCACAGCAACTTGGACTTTCAACGTAAAAGTAGATGACGCGACTACAATCACATTGCTAGACGCGTCTTCAACCTCAGTGGTTTTTGAGGCGGACAGCACCGACAACGGCGCCGCTGGTACTAACACTGCAGTAGCTAATACTTCCACACCCGCCGCTTTCGCTACGGCTTTGGTAAATGCGATTAATGCTTCTTCTTTGAACACCACCGCAGCGAACCCCGCTAGCGGCCAGGTTTCTCTTACACAAGGCGCCACAGGCACCGGCGGCAATACCACTATTACTTTGAGCAATCAAACAAACTGGGATGCTTGTTGTAGTACTAATGTGCCCTCGCTTTTCACCGGCGGCATCACAGCCGGCAGTGACAATGGCTCCATCAGTTCTACGTCTGGCTCAAGTGCACTTCTAACAGGCTCTGGTCTAGGTTACAATAAATTTACCGCCGTTTTCCACGGCGGTGCAGATGGCCTAGACATCACCGAAAAGGATCCTTTCAGAAACACGTTTATGACTGCCGGAACTGAGGTTGGAAACTATGCTTTCTATTCAATTAAGAGAGCAATTGATACAATTAAAGACCCGGAGGTCATCGAAGCTAATCTAGCGGTTATACCAGGTATCACAAATTCTGCCCTTACAGATCATTTAATTGAAACATGTGAGGACAGAGCCGATTGTATGGCCATTGTTGATCTTGAGGGCGATTATGTTCCCCCTCATGAAAACACCAGCACAGAGGCAACCAATCGACCGAATGTCATTACAACGGTTAATAGCTTGAAAAGCCGACAGGTTAATTCAAGTTACGCAGCAGCATATTACCCCTTTGTTCAAATTAGGGATACCAATGCTAATAGACTTTTGTATGTTCCACCTTCTGTTGTTGCCCTGGGCACCTTGGCATACAGTGAAAAGGTTCGCGAAGTATGGTTTGCACCTGCAGGCTTTACCCGCGGCGGATTATCCGCCGGAGCAGCAGGAATACCAGTAACGGGCGTTAAATTACAGCTTACCTCAGAGGAAAGAGATGACCTTTACGGTTCAAACATTAATCCTATCGCGTCGTTCCCTGCTGAAGGCGTGGTTGTGTTTGGTCAAAAGACTCTTCAGGTAACACCTTCCGCTTTGGATAGAATCAATGTCCGTCGTCTGTTGCTCTTGATCAAGAAACAAGTTTCTAGAATCGCATCGACTACCTTGTTTGAACAAAATGTACAAGCAACGTGGAATAGGTTCTCTGGCCAAGTTGAGACATTATTGTCTAACATCAAGAGTGGTCAAGGTCTAGTTGACTATAAAGTCGTATTAGATGAGACCACTACCACGCCTGAGTTGATTGACAGAAACATTTTGTATGCCAAGATCTTTCTGAAACCGGCACAAGCAATTGAATTCATTGCACTTGATTTTGTAATCACAGATTCAGGAGCATCATTCGCAGATTAATTTCAACTATTTTGATAATAAGCACTAATTATTATACTAAGGAGACCTAATAAATGTCATTTTGGACAGACAGTACTTTAGAACCAAAGCGTTCACATCGGTTTTTGTTTTTTGCAAGCAATTCCACAATCCCTGAGTTTGTAATCAAATCAGTTGATAAGCCAGGATTTTCTATTAACGAAACATCTCATAACTTCTATGGGCATTATTTTTACTACCCCGGACAGTTAAGCTGGGATTCGATTAATGTCACCCTGGTAGATCCTGTCAATCCAGATACTTCACAAAAAATTCTGGACATGCTCAGAAGAGCCGGCTACGCCGCACCAGAAGGGCAACTGCAGTCTGGAGGTCTCCACACCATTTCCAAGGCTGAAGCAATTGATGCTTTAGGTCCACAAGTTCGAATTGAGCAGCGCGGATCGAACGACACCCTTATTGAAACTTGGAAGTTTTTCAACCCTTGGGTCAAAAGCGCGAAGTTTGGAAGCCTTGCTTATGATTCGGATGCGATGCTAGATATCTCCATGGAAATTAGATATGATTTCGCGACATTCACCAAAGCTTAAAAATAATATTTAACATAATCAAAAAAACCCTGTATCATATAGTCATGTATGAGGTAAAAGATGACAGCCAGAAATAATGAGGAACGCTCCGGTGCACGACAACCTGCACCTCCTCCTCCCGTTATGGATCAACCAGGCGGCAATACATTTAGTTTTGCTACACCAACTGAGATTGTAGACTTGCCCTCTCGCGGCAGGTATTATCCAGATAACCACCCTTTGTACGGTGTTGATTCAATCGAAATAAGATATATGACAGCAAAGGATGAGGATATTTTAACATCCCAATCTCTTTTGAGAAAAGGCGTGGCAATTGAAAGGATGTTACAAAACATTGTTGTCAATAAAGAAATCAATGTTGACGACTTGCTTATTGGCGACAAAAACGCCCTCATTGTTGCTGCCCGCGTCACAGGATACGGTCCAAAGTATGACACAAAAATGACATGCCCGGCCTGCACATCAGTTGTCAGCTATACTTTTGATTTAACCGAGACAAAAGTTGACCCCGGTGAGGTTCCCACGAGCCAAGAAGCTTCTGAAACTGAAAATGGAACCTTTATCGTGGATCTTCCCGTTTCAAAAGTTAAGTTAGAACTTCGACTTCTGACGAGTGCGGATGAAAAGAAATTGATGGAGCTATCCGAGCGCCGGCGCAAACATAATTTACCAGAGGCCGTTTTGACTGACCAGTTTGGGTTGATGATTGTATCCGTTAATGGGGATTCAAACTCCAACACAGTTAATTCTTTTATTGATGTCATGCCGGCACAAGACTCTCGCTACATTAGAAATACTTACACAAAAATTATGCCAAACGTTGATTTAAATCAGCAGTTCACCTGTCCAGCATGCTCTCATGGAGAGGAGGTTGATCTGCCGTTTACGGCAGACTTTTTTTGGCCTAAGTGAAAAATATACTGAATCGGTGTATGAACAGTTCTTTTATTTGAAATATTATGGTGGTTGGAGCTTTACGGAAGCGTACAATCTCCCCATTAAATTGAGAGAATGGTTTGTTAATAAATTAACAGAACAACTCAAGATGGAAAAAGATGAAATGGATAAGGTTACTCGTGATACCAAAAATGTCTAAAAACAATATAAATAACTATTTATCTTGATTGCCATTGGTATAAAACATGAACAACCTTAAAGAAGAAAAACTTTCAGATACTATAAAAATTGATTTAAGCGCTTTAAAAGAAAAAAAGCTTAATGAAGTTTACTTAGAATCCTTTGGAGGCCAGATAGCCTTGGCCTTAGAAAAGATTTTGAACGGAGCCTCCGGAGCCCTGCAAATTACAGGTGCACAGAAAGAAGTTGACTCCTTTTTGAATGCAATTTCCGCAGAGGCAAACTATCTTCAAAAATATTATAATCTAGGCTTGAACAATCCAACAACTTGGGCTAGTTCTGCTAGGCTTGATAACGCCCTTAGACAATTTGAAACGCAAACAGGTCTTCGTTGGCCCCTAAGCTAAGGAGATAGTAGATGCCGCCACCCGAAATAACAGAACAACAACTAGAACTTCAAAAACAGTTAAATGCAAGAATTGAAGAAGCTACCAAGCTGTATGATGAGCTAGCTAAATCTTCAGGGAAAACGCAAACTGTCTTACAAGCCGCGCTAGCTAAACAACAGGCTATAATTAGCGCCAAGCAACAAGAGATTGCCTTATTAAATCAGAGCAATGATCAACTCCAAGCGATGATAGCTGCAAACGAGAAGCTACTCCAACAGGATAAAGACAAAAATCAGCTATCGGCCACCCAAAAAAAAGAACTGGGCGACCAAAAACTAAGATATCAAGAATTAATCAACGTTGGTGAGACTTTCCGTCGATCAGAAGCCCAGCGTCTTCAGACAACCATCCAAAACACCGCCGCGTTAGCACAACAAGCTGCAGCGTTTAACAGTCTAACACAAAAAATCGGCGCAGCAGCCGGCTTAGGAACAACATTCAACCAAACCGTTATGGGCGGAATAGCAAATTCGTTTGGTGGAATCGCCTTTCAGCTACAAGGTATTGTTTCAAACCTAGGTCAAGGAAAAGCAGCAGGAGAATTGTTCAAAAGAACAATGATTGGTATAGCCGGCCCAGTGGCCTCTGCGACCGAACAACTAGTTGTGGCACAAGATGCCCTTCGAGGCCAGTTTGTGCGCTCTACCGGGGCTGCAGAACGCTTTAACGGCTCTTTGATGGGCGCCTCCCGCCAACTCAAGGAAATCGGCTTAGACTTTAGATCAGCCGGCGCCGCGCAAGCGGAACTTTACAACAATATGCTAATGTTCAAAGGCGCCACTGAATCAACTAGAACTCAATTAACGCTCTTCGCCGCAAAAATGACAGAGGCCGGCCTCGACACCCGTGGAACAGTCTCTGCATTAGAATTCTTTACAAACAATTTGAGAATGTCTGCTGGAGCAGCACAAAGAGCAACGAGCGGCATAATCAATATGTCACAAGCTTTGGGTATGAACTTGAATGCCACATTAAGTCAGTTCAATGCGCTAGCCCCAACCCTCGCAGCACATGGAAATCAAATGAGGTCAGTGTTCGTACAATTAGCCTCTCAGGCACGCGCAACAGGCATATCAATGCAGGACTTGGTAAATGTCGCAGGACAATTCGACACGTTTGAGGGCGCCGCCAATGCAGTTGGGAGATTAAACGGTATTTTAGGCGGCCCATACCTGAACAGTATCAAGATGGTTTATGCAACAGAAAGCCAAAGAATGTCTATGATGCACCAGTCTCTGCAACTTTCTGGAAGAGCATTTGATTCTTTGAGCAGATATGAAAGAAAAGCTTTAACGACAGCGGCAGGGTTCAGATCGGTCGGAGAAGCCCAAAAGTTCTTTAACAGTTCCTTGAACCAATATCAAGCCGCGGCAAGCAGAGCCGCTGCAAAACAAGCGAACCTTGTAGAGCTAGGGCGCCGAACAAAAACCATGGCAGATAATCTTAGACTTGCAATGATGAAACTAGCTGTAAGCATGGAACCAGTAATTAGAACTATCACAAGTATGATTAATAGCTTCTCAGCTTTTGTAGGTACCCCTGCAGGCCAATTCATCGCGAAGGCCAGCCTTATAGCAGCCGGCGCCCTCAAAGTAGCCCAGGCTGTAACTGCTATGAAGACCGCTATGATTGGTATGAGGTTGGCTTCCATGTCCGCCTTAGGTCCATTAGCTCTCGTGGCAGGTGGAATTTATTATCTTACCAACGCCCTCACAGAAGAAAATTCACCACCAGCTTTCCAACTTCCGTCTATTTTTGCTAGCGGCCTGCAAGCAATGGGCTCTGCTTCAGATACTGCATCAGTCGGCCTTTCAAAATTGCGTTCCTCAGCCAGTGGCCTAACTTCTTTCAGCACTAAAGTTAATGATGCGGCAGGCTCGATCCGTAATCTTGCTAGCGGCGGAGCAATTCAACAACTTGGCGCCCTCGGATCGGCTATGAAAAGCGTTGAAGGTGCAACCAAAGGCTTTGTTTTTGGCATGCAAGTTTCAGGGTTTGAAAATATTGTAATCGCAGCAGATAAATTAAAAGAGATCGGCCCTGAAGCAGCACAGACAGTTAACATGTTCTCCAACATGGTTAGAACCACAGCGAATGTTGAGGCCGCCGATGCAACTCATGCTGTACAGATTGCAAGAGCCGCAGAAGATTATGCGAAAGCTTCAGTGAATGTCCAAATGGCTGGCGCACAAGCAATAACAAATATGATGGTTTCCACTGGCGCCGGAGGCGGCGGCGGAGGAGGCGTGAGAGTTCAGCCTCCGCAAAAGGTTATCGATCAGCCAATTAACTTTAATGCTGGCGGTCGAGCACTTGCACAAACCGTTCTCCAAATTATTCAAGAGAATGGTGATGTAAGAGTTGCACCAACTTAATCATACAAAATTTAAAACCAACCTATTTAGATAATAGGAGACTGTGTTATGGCTTATAATTCTAACGAAAGCAAACCCCTGTTCAAGAGTCGACGGTGGGGCCCATGGGACAAGAATAAGGCTACTGATTATTCTGATGCTTTGGCAAACAAACACGGTCTTTATATTGATATTTACGGCATGCATTGCCAGACCCGCGTCGCATTCAAAGCATTTCTAACAAATTTTAGTGACAATTTTGACACAGGATTAGATACAACAACCTTTATCGGACACCCAGAGCCAGTCAGAAAAATAAGATCCGTTGACCGACAAATGCAAATCGGATTAGATCTAATAGCTTTCAATGATTATCAGGGCAAGAAGAATTTAAGTGATTTGGCTCTCTTAGTAAAAATGATTTATCCTGTGATTGAAAAATCCGCAGATACTAACACAGATAGGGTTCATGTAAAAAGCGGCGGAGACCCAATCTTTAAGGTTAAGTTTAAAAATCTGATTGTCGGAGAGGGTATCAGCCCCGCAGGCCCAGCAATAACAAACGGCCTCAAAGGATACTTGGGAAACGTGAATTATAATTTTGATTTAAATGCAGGTTTTGTTACAGATCCAAGTGACGATAAAGTATTTTTATATCCTAAACTTATCAGTTTAAGTTTTACATTTTACCCGTTTAATGAAAGGGCTCCAGGTTGGGAACATAAAAGTGACGGGCCCGGCAAAGAAAGATATGTTTTTGAGAGAACTAACTATCCTTATGCACATGAAGGTTCCATCTTCGGTATGGATATCCAACCATCTTGGAAAGTACGCTCCTCTGACACGGTTAGTAAAGTTAATGCCGCGGCAATGAAAAACGCAGGAATAACAAAATAATGGCTGGTAGAAGATACGATAATAGATTTGTATTTACAAATCGATCTCCACTTTACGGAGAACAATTTCAAAATAGAAATGTTAAACAAATTAAACAATTCAGTACTGCTGAATTTAAAAACGTAGAGATAAATGATATAATGTCTTTGTCTGTCAGATCACACATTTGGAAATTGGGCGACAAGTTTTATAAACTAGCTTCTCAGGCATATGGGGATTCTAAATTATGGTGGATAATTCCTTGGTTTAATCAAAAACCTTTAGAATCTGATTATGAACCCGGAGAACTTATTAATATTCCATTTCCGTTGTCTGAAATTTTAGACTTATTTTATCAAACCAACGACTAAGTGGAAAATTTTAAATGGCCAATCAAAAGGAAAAGGAAAACAAACCATATTCGGAACAATGTTTCATAAAAGATTTTATGGACTTTTTTGTTTCTATACACGGCACAGAGAGCCAGATAAATCCACTGTCAGAAGCTTTAAGTTTTGAAGGGGCCCGAAGAAGAGGAATAATAAGCGAGCCATTAAACTTAATGAAGGTGGATCGAAACCACTTAGACACAAATGTTGCAGTGCAAAGTGAATCAGCAAACGAAGGCTCAGTTTCGTTTATGACAAAACTCTCTTCACCATTCGCACAGTCTTTATTGGAAAATGTACCGAAAGAAATGCTATCCAATTTGCAGCCGAAGATCGAACTATACAAAATGTTCTATACAAGTGAAAAGGACAAGACCGGAATCGCAGTACCCCTACCGCTTAATAATTTTACAGCCCCAGACGAGGCGACCTATAAAGAGCACCCAGGACCAGGACCACAATATTCTGGCAAGGATGCTGCACTACCAGGTCATCTGGCCGTAGGCTTAAAAGATCTTTCATTTGATTATCTTGGCACAAACCCAGCTGAGGTAGATTATTTTATAAATGTTAATTTAAGATTGTGGTTTTCAACTGCTGACGCAATGTTTCACCAATACCCCATTCCTAAAAAATTGGAAGAAAAACTAGGATCTGATACACTCCCATATGTTTCGTTTGCTGATTTGATTATGAGGCCTCAAGCTTACACCTCTGGCGCCCCCGCCCACGATGTTGTTTATGGTGCAACAAACCACATGTCATGGGATCCAAACTATTTCAGGATTAGAGTTGATATTAGCTATGCTGATGCTGTGTCCGATGAGTGGCTTCAAGAGGCAGTCCGAGAAATACACGGCTTAAAGAAAACACAACACGGCACGCCAGATCTCGAAGGTCTCAAGAAAAAGAAAGAAGATCTCCATAGCGCTCTTAGCACAATCAAGTCTAGTTTCTTTTTAAACCTCTTAAGACATACTTTTAATTTTAGAGGCGATTTACCTTCTAGCCCATTTGAGGTGAATATCACTTATAATGGAGCGGTGGAAACAGCTTTGTACTCTCCCGATGCTGATCTTTTGAGAGGGAGTGCAAGAGATGAAAAGAAGATCAGGGAGTTACAGGAAAAGGAATATTCTTGGTGGAAAGTTATGGAAAAACATGCCCAAAACATTAGGACAAATCACGGCTTTGATCCTAAAGGATATGATCAATCTGAGTTTTTTGAAGGCGCCCGCGAATACGAGATTCCCATTCTGGGCGGCTTTGGCGGAAAACAACAGCGCTTAAAACCAGATGTTGGCCAATATCCAGGATATATTTCAGACCCCACGGTGATTCCAGGCGATTCCGGATTTAAATTCAAGAACACGGGCCCCGGCGATAAAGTTCATCCAGAATGGAAAGGCGCCACCGGCGCCGGCCGGGTAGTAATTTACGCAGAAGGTACTGACCCAACTGCATTATTTGGAAATCAGCTTCTCGGATACTTCCAAGCCCGGGCCAACTGGAGAACTGTATTATTCAAGCATAACCAAAGAGACGATCAGATAAAAACTTCAAACTACACGAGATTAATCGATGAGTTGACCGGACATCCGAGCACTGAACACGAAAAAGAATACCCACGTAGAAATAGGTTTTATCAAATGGCGCTTCCCTCCAAATTAATCCAAGAGTACAACAGGGTTGCAGAAGGTAAGGAATTAACAGAAAGCGAGCAAGAGAGCATAAAGAAAATCCAAGAAGGCTTAGGTTCTAACGCAAACGTCAATCGCCAAGCGATTGAAAAAATACGCCAGAGACGAGAAAAACGACTCCGCGGCGGAGGCGCCATACCTTATACCAAGAGTATTTTACACAAACGCCGGGAAGTATATAAAACTCTCTACACGGCCCTAGGTCCGGCTGGCCAAGGCGGTGACCCCACATGGCAAACCCCTATCGATGTGCAGCGCAGCGACTATTTTGGCTCCCCGAAGATGGGCGTTGAAGGCGAAGGCGGAATTCCAATTCTTGCAGTTAAAAATGGCAACAATAAGGCCTTTGTCAACTGGAAAGATAGAATAACTGGGTGGGTTAGCCAACAGGAAGGCTATTCCGGCGATGATGACATGGAAGAATCGGATCTTAATCCAGAGATTTTAGCCCCGAGTTCCAAATCAGGCGCATTTTATAAAGTAAGCTGGCTTTATTTTGGCGATATAATTGACGCAGCTTTAGAAATTATTAGAGAGACAGATCTTGATGATAAGAAATTACAACTAGATATGTGGCGCGCCCCCGATGGCAACAACAAAACTCAGCTTGGGGGTTCTCTTAAAGTTATATTGGGTGATGTCACTTATTTTGATCAAATTGAGGGAAAGAAAAAAACAATTAGTTTGGTTGATCTACCAGTGTCATTTGAACTTTTTCGTGAGTTTTGGACGGCAAAGGTCATAAAACCTATGCGTGAAAGATATTCTTTTATGGCATTTTTAAAAGATGCAATGACAGAACTTGTGCAGGCGGCACTCACAAATAAATGCGCAGAAAGAGGGGAACCAATCGTTGGAATAAGACCACATATATTTCAACAATCAATATCTAAAGATGCAGCGTACAAAATTTTCTCAATACCGCCAAGGGGCAATGTTTTAAAGACCGCCGGCAAAGGCCCAGACGGCACCGATGTATACCCGAAGCCACTGGATAGGGTCTGGCGCGCCCATGTCAACGGGACAGATCCGTCCAAGCGAAGCAACCTTCCTCAAGAA